CGCAGCGTGGTGTGCTTCATCGCGTTGAGGCCGTGGATCGCCGGCAGCATCTTGATGCCGGGCGAGCGGCCATACTTCTCGCCGGCACTGGTCATGTGCCGGGAAACGGAGATCGGGCTGGTGTGGAAGCCCTTGCGCCGCAGGTAGAGCTTCTCATCGAGCGCGAGGTAGCGCGAGGCGATCGGGAACCGGCGGAAGTCGAGCTTCTCGCGATCCCAGCTGCGGTTGGGCGTCACGATGTGCAGGATCTCGAATTCGGTCTCCGGCTTGTTGTCCTCGAGCGCCTTGAGCATCTTGGGCGTGAGGCTGTCCTTGCCGAAGAACGCTTCCAGCTGCGCGGCCGTGCGGCAGTACTTGCGATCGACCGTATCGACTTCGCCGGCGTAGTCGACGTCGATCGTGCATTCTGACAGGTGGAGCACGCGGTAGAACAGGCCGGTGCCGTCCGGCTTGACGTCGGTCCAGAACGGCGAGGTGCCGTAGCGGCCGAGCTGGTCCCAGTCCTCATTGGCCGCAATGCCGAACCCGGTGCGCGCGGCATGGCGGATGGCGTAAAGCCGCTTGCCGGCGGTCTCGCACCAGAGTTGCACGCTGCGGATCTTCATCAGCTCGGGGTCGGCGAAGCGCGGCTTGATGTAATCCTTCTCGGCCGGCGTCGTGATCGCCACGCCCGCGGCGGCAAACCGCTCGCATGCCGTGATGTGCGTCGTGTCGAAGTTGCGCTCGCCGCGGATCGCGCCCGGGCTGGTCTGGTTGAAGCCGCCGGCGCCGTCCGGGAACCGGTCATCGATCTGGCGCCAGGTACTCTCCCACGGCGCCCGCTCGCTCCGGCGGCGCTCGTGATCGCGGATGTCGGCCTTGGCCAGATCGTCGTCCTGCAGCTTGTCGTCCATTTGCCGCCCTTTCGCGTGAATGTCAGAGGATCCCGCCCCGCCGAAGCGGAGCGGGAAGATCATCGGTGCCCGTCAGAACACGATGTCGCCGGCGAGGCTCACCTTGGCCCCCGGCGCAATCAGCAGCGGATCCATGCGAGTGCGATAGGCGACCAGCTCACCATCGAGCAGCAGGCCGTAGCCCACGATCTCGACCGCACCGCCGAGGCCGGTGAGCTCGATGTCGAGCCCGCGCAGCTGCAGGCCGGCCACCGTGACCGCCCAGGCATCGCCGGAAATCACGCGCGCCGGGATCTCGGCCAGCTCACGCTTGCCGTCACTGAATGCGACCTCGACGGTGCCGGCCGAGCGGATGAGCTCGAGCAGCTCGAGCGGGGCAAGGGGCTCGCCATCGAGCGCGCCGATCTTGCGCACCTTCGGCGCCTTGGCCGCCTTCGCCTTGGGTGCAGCATCGGCCTTGGCGAGCTTGTCGGTCAGCGCGGCCTTTTCCGCGATCAGCTCTGCATTCTGGCTGGCCAGGGCACGCAGTGCATCAGCCGCATTGACCGTAATCGGCTTGGTCGGATCGACCGAGACACCAATTGTTGCCAGCTCGCTGTCTAGCACATCGATCATTGAACCAAGGCTGTCTCGCTCCGCCGTGACACTCTCGATCGTGGGTACGTCTTCTTCCATTTTCAGTCCATTCCGTGGTTGGAAATCAGTTGCCCAGCACCAGCTTGCCGGTGGATCCCGAGAGGGCTTCCGCCCCGCGCGTGCCGGTCAGGATGTCGGCCGCGCTGCCTTGGCGCCGGGCAAGCGCGTCGCTGGCGGACACGGCCGAGGCAGCATCGTCGCGAGTGACGGTCGCCGGCGGCTGAATAGTCTGCTGCTTCGGACCGCCACCGAAGATCTTCCCGAACAGTCCGCCGACCAGTCCACCGATAAGCTGCATGTCAGTACCCTCCTGCAAAAACGTCGAAATCGCTGTCGTTGATGATCGGCCGGGCCGACGCGCGCGGGCGGCCGCGGATGTCCGAGATCACGTGCTCACCCTCGACCGCGAGGTATTGCTCGGCGTCGCAGACGTGCGTGTAGATCGTGTCGGCCACCTCGAGGTGGCCGCGCGTCTCGCCTTCCTTCATGTCGGCATCGCGGTAGCGATAACCGCCCAGGTGGCCGCGGATCAGGTGCTTGCACGCCGGGTCGACCGCGTACCCCTCGTGATCGGCCTGGGCCTTCCAGATCGCCTCGTGGCGGAGCGCCTGGCGGTTGGTCTTCGCCTTGTGGGCCTTGTGCCCGAGCGCCTTCTCGAATGCCCGGATCCAGTCGCGATCGTCGTCCTCGTTATCCTTGGCGCGCCATGCCGCAGGATCGCCGACGAAGCGGACGCGATCGGGATCCACGTCGGGGAAGCTCTCCGCCATCATCGCCCGGACCATCTGGCCGAACGCGCTGGGCCCGATCTTGCGCAGCGTCTTTCCCGCCTCGAGGAAGCTGACCGCCTCGCGCAGCGAGCGCAGATAGCCCCCGGCGGTGCGCTGACCGGCCACGGCCGAGGCGAACAGGCCCTGGTCGAACCCAATCACCAGCATCCGCTTCGGATCGAACGCGAGCGGCCGCACGTGCCGCTCGAAATCGAACTGGGGATAGACCGGCTGTCCATGCTGCATCGGCACGGGCTTCGCATCGATCATCCGCGCCACGTAGTCCGGCCGATGCTTGTTCACCGCCGCCTGGATCGCGTAGTAGCCCGGCTGAAGATTGTGGAGATTTTCCGCGTTCGGCGTGCGGCCGCCCGGCTGAATGAAGGTCTCCACCAGCGGCCGCCCATTCAGCGCGTCGACCAGCTCCTGGTCGAATTTGTCGGCCAGGTCGTTTTCGTAGGCGAGCGGATAGACCCAGTTGTCGATGTAGGGCGCGTTGAGCGCCATGATGATCGTCGGCTCAAAGACCAGCGACGGATCGAGCTCCGAGAAGCGGCCGACACGACCGGAGAGGAACGCCAGCAGATCGGCGGGCTGCAGGTCCGCTTCGTCGACCATCACTGCGTTGACTTCCCACCCGCGGCAGGCCTCCTCCACCGAGCGGTCGCCGATCGCGCGGAATTCGATCTCGAACTCGCAATAGTCGGTCGCGTCGCCGGTCACCGGATCCACGGCCAGGATCAGATCGAGGCGGTGCGTGTAAGGCGCCTTCCAGTTGAACTTGCCGTCGCTCTGCGCGTGGATCCGAAACCAACTGGGCAGGGTGTTTTTTTCAAGGTTGGGATAGGTCTCGCGGATCACGCCCACGCGAGCACGCCGGCGCAAGCGGCCGCGGCCGTCGAGCTTCCCGCCCTGCATCATCCCGATCCGCCGCAGCTTCCGCAGCGCAGTCATGGTTTTGCCCGAGCCGACCGGCCCGATGATGATCTGGACGAACGCCCGGCTTGCGAGGAAGCGATCTGAGATCGGGCCCGGCGAGTTGAGCCGGCGGATTTCCATGTCCTGGCTCATTCGTCATCACCGAACGGCATCACGCCCAGCGGCTCGCCATCGATGACCACGCCGGGCGCGCGGTGGCCGCTCCCGAATTCCTCGACCACCATCACACCTCGGATCGTCGCATCGACCGCGACCGGCTGCTTGCTCTCGAGGTAGGGCAGCAGAGCCTCGGCGCACCGCACACGCAGGCTCTGCGCGTCGTGGAGCGACATCTGGCGCTTGGGCACATCGATGAGGCTCGATTGCGCCACCAGCTCTTCGGCCGGCGTGGACTGGATCTGCATCATCGTGATCGCCGGGTGCTGGCCAAACCGCAGCAGGTAGCGCCGGAAGTCCTCAGTCCGCCGGTTCTGCACGCCCTTGGGGCGACCCCGGCCACGACGGGCCTCCCGCAGCACAGCGACCTTGCCCGCGCTCATACCCAACCGCTCTTGCGCCGCCTCGATGTCCTCGGCCGTCAGGGGCTCGAGCAGCTCGAGCTGCTCCTCCTGCTCGGCCGCATCGGCAAGCAGGGCCTTGCCGCTGTCGACGATCGCCTTGACCACAGCCTTGTCGCCGGTTTCAGTTGACATGCGCCGCCCCCTGCCTAGCGTCGTTCCCCCGCGCAGACGCGATTTTCCGCCGGCGCATCCCCCAACCCAGACCCGTGGCTGCGGCCGCGGGATGGACCGGGCTCCCCCACCCCGACCCGATCTGCAGGCTCCCCGTTTGGCGCGTCCCCGCCGGGGCGGCGCAGGGGCCGGGAATGACTTCCGGCCGAAGCCGATCCAAATTCCGGCACGCTAGCGCGCCAGCATGCGCCGGGCTTGGCCGGCCGCGAATGGGGGCATAGGGGGGTGCCTCGGGCCGATCGGCCGAGGCGGCCTGGTCGGCGCCGATCGCGCCCAGGGCGAGCTGCGCCAGGGCGCGCGCGAGCCCGACAGGCTTATGACCGATGCCCGCAACGCCAGCGTTTCCGCCACGTTGCGCGCACCCTTCCAACATCACCCTTCCAACGACGCCCCAGCCACCCGCCGAGACCCGCAGAAATCCGCCATTCCGCTCCGCGCGCCAGATCCGGCCGAGCTCGAGGCCGATCGGCCCCAGGTCGAGCGCCTGGACGACGCCGGCCGCGCCGATCGCGCGGCGGCCGCCGGCCGAAACGCCAAAAGTTTCGCTGGCCCGCGACCCCCAAACGGTGCTGGCACCCACTTTGCCGCCTGCGGCCTGCAGGGCGCGGCCATATCCGACCGCCAGAATATTCGACAGGCGCGGTAATCCGCCATTCTCGGATGCAGCGGCCACGCTGGTACTGACTTGGTACCGCTCTGGTACTCCCGTGGTACCGTCAAACCCGCAGAAATCTAAGGAATATGGAAGGAGTACCAGCGGTACCACGTTTTCCCCTCGCGTATGTGCGCGCGTGCCTACGCGTGTAGGCGCACACATCGCGCGCGAGGCTTTGCCGTGGTACCCGTGGTACCGCGCTACAAATGGCGGATTTCTGCGGTGTTTGGCGTACCAGCACAGTACCACGGCGGTACCAGCGTGGTACCGCTCCCCTGACCCGATCGGACCCCGAAGCTGGCGAACCACATTCTTGGCTGGCCAACGGGCCGGGGTCAAGCAGCGAGGCACAGGCAGCGCTGCGCGCCAAGGCCAACGTAGCGCCGCGGGCCGGGGTTGCACGATGTGGACGATCGCGCACCGCGGCCGCAGGGCGGCCGCTGCGATCGCGAGCAGGATCTCGGCCGAGCCGCCCCGCACCAGGTCGACGTCGCGTCGAGCTGCATCAAGCCGGGCGATTGCGCATCGTGCTGATTGCTCGGACGCAATCAGCACTGCAATCGCGAGCAGGCGCGTTCCGCAATGTTCTCTCTTGACAACCAGCAATTCCGGGAGCCGCTGCGCGGAATATTTTCCGCTTGACAGCATTTCTTGTGCCGCTTTATCGTCACGACATACGGCGCCGGCATCGGCCGCGCCATGGGTCAGGAAAGGACCGAACCAATGCGCAACATTACTCGCGAGTTCTACATTCCCGAAGGCGGCCGCAAGGTCTCGAGCAAGTCGAGCAGCGCCGTCGCTTACCTGTACGAGCGCAATGGCGCGCCGTGCGCGGTGGCCTTCTTCGGCAAGGCCGCGAAGCCGCTCTGGCGCTACCGCTTCACCAGCGAGCAACAGCGCGAGCGCCGGATCGCTGCGCTCTTTCGCAGCGCGGCCGAACGCGAGCAGGCAGCTGCTGCCCGCAAGGCAGAGCGCCAGGCCGCCGGCCGCGGCCTCGAGGTCGGCGACGTCCTCAAAACCTGCTGGGGCTACGAACAGACCAACGTCGAATGGTTCCAGGTCACCGCCCTGATCGGCAAGCGCATGGTCGAGCTGCGCGAGATCGCGGCCGACGCGGAAGAGACCGGTTGGCTGCGCGGCAACACCGTGCCGATGGTCGACAGCTTCAAGGGCGAGCCGATCCGCCGCAACGCCACCAACGGCGCCGTGCGCATCGACGACGTGCGCCACGCTTGGAAGGTCGAGCCGCTTGAGCGCATCGGCGGGAAGGCGGTCTACGAGGCGGCGAGCTTCACCGCCTACCACTAAGCCCGCCAGCATCGGGACGCCTGCAGGGGCCGGGGCCGTCATGCTCCGGCCCCTTTCTGTTGTGCCGCCATCCATTCGGCCACGCGCTCGGGCAAGCTCGCTGGCGGCAGCTCCGTGTCGTCCAGGACGGCCGAGAGCGGCACCAGCACGGCGCGGAACTTCTGCCGGTCAATCTTGACCTGCACGCCATCGATCGCGCTCTCGTAGCGCGCCAGCGACTGCCGCCAGATCCCGTTCCACAGCGTGCCGGCGAAGATCTCGCCTAGCACCTGGTGACCGCTGGCGATCGCGATGAAGCCCGGCTCGTGCTGCGAATACTCCTGGCAGCCCCAGCTGCTCCCCTTCTCGTTCCACTTGGGATTGACGAGCTTGAGCCCCCAGCGCTGCAGCCGTTCGCGATAGCGGTCGACCTCGGGCACGTCGGCCGCGCCGAAGCCGACCGCGCGGCCGATCCAGCTCGAGAGGGTTTCGCGCTCATCGCCACCGCGCGCCTGCACCGGCTTGGTCAGGAGGTGGATCAGGCAAGCCTCATGGTCGGGCGTGGCTTCGGTGATCTCGGCCATCTTGTCCGGCCGGCACATCGCCACCAGCTCGGCCACGTCGAGATCGTCCGGCAAGCCATCGGCCGTCGAATGCGTCTCCAGCGCCAGGTCGGCGCAGGCCAGCAGCGTGCCGAACTGGTCGCACGCGCGGCTGTCGTGGCCGGCGAGGGCCAAGGCGGCGTGATACTTGGCCTTGGTCCCCTCGAGGCGCGCCCAGCCATCGACCATGCGCCGCGCGATCTGGCGGCCGATCGCCGGCAGGCCCCAGTCCGAGAGCACTGGCGGCGGCGCGCCCTTGGCGAGCGGCAGCAGCTCGAGGATGGCGAGGCGGCTGCGGTCCTGCGGCTGCAGCGGCGGGATGTTGATCGAGGAGAACCAGAACGGGCTCTGCAGCGTGAACTCGTGCGCCTGGTGATCCTGCCCGCCGCGGTGGATCTTGTCGCCCGAGCTGGCGACGCGGGCGAGCTCGATGACTTCGTTGACCCGGCGATTGTCCGCCCCGGCTTCGATCTCGTCGATCATCACCGGGATGGTCGAATTCTTGAGCGTCTGGCGGATCGCGGCGGCGCTGGCATTGCCGGTCCGGAATACCCCCTCGCCGTACAGCTGGTGAACCATGCCGTCCTGCCCGTTGAGCGTCGACTTGCCCGTGCCGCGCGCGCCTGTGATCCACACGTTCGGGCGCCAGCGCAGCGCGCCGCCGATGAAGCCCGCCGCGATCGCGCCGAGCGCCAGGCGCGGGTCGAGCAGCTCGCGCTTCCAGTGCCAGGTGCGCAGGTGCGCCAGCAGCTTGAGCGCGGCCTTGCCACTCGCCGGATCATGGTGGGGCCGGGGGATCGCCGCAGCGGCCGGATAGACGAACCCGGCATGCAAGCCGGTCTCGATCCA